CGGAACACTCTTGATGAGTGCTGTAAGAGTTTGCTTCGCAAACTTCTTTAATAGACCGACACCAACTTAACGATTTTTTATTTCGTTTAAAGTATGGTCAAAATGGCGACTTTGATTCTGGAGACGGCATACCGTTTACCCTTTCAAGTGTCTGCTCGTATGTCCCTTTTTTATTTTTTGATTCTGTTAATTCAAGTCTAACTACATATCCGTCTTTGACGGTGTATCCCGTTCCCATCATGACAGTCAGATTGCTTCCAATGGATGGTAGATTTGACATGCTCTTCGTCCAGCAACTTATGATATATGTTACTGTTTTATCTTCGTGGACTGCTTGGTGTATTTCGGTACGGGGTATCTTAGACCCCCCCGCCTTCTTGCGCCCCCCCTTGGGTTTCTTTTGTTTTAACTTTGGCATATCAGTAAGGGTCTAAGCCGCCTTCTTTCCACTTTGAACCAACCCAGCATTGCTTTGTTTGGTCCCATATAATGATTGGGTTTGTTGGCGACAGGCGTATGAGATGGTTTGCCACATCGAGTGCCGTTGCGGTTCCGATTCCAAGTGCTTGTGATATGTGGTTAACAAGGTCGCTCTCTCCCCTTGCCATGTGTTGATTCGGAGGCATCTGCTCCATCTTCTTTAAGTCTCTAAGACCAAAGTTGGTCATGACGTTCTCGTCATTGACCTCCCATAGAATACGACCTTCTGCGTGGCGTAGATTCAAGGTATGGGTGGTCTTGCCATCTTTATCAAGTATGCCAGCCCTCTTGCCACGCTTCGTAAGTATCAGTTCAAAGAACGGACGAACCTTATCGGTTCTTCGTAAGACCGCCACCTCTCTGCTCCAGTTAGTTAATTCGGAACTTCCAAGACCAGAGTAAGCGATGTCGCTGACTGTTGCACCAGAGGAAGACTCTTTATCCTTTGGCTTGCCTGTGTGATGAAGCCATACCCATACACAACCAGTTTCCATTAAGACTGGTTGAATCCAGTTGCGGAGGAATTGTGATGCGTACGCTTGCTCGCTAAGTGAGCCACCTGCAAATGATAGCAGAGGGTCTGCAAAGAAAAAGTCTGCCTTATTATGGACAATCAATTTTCTTGCCTGTTTAACGAAAGCCTCTCCGACCTTTACGGTTTCACGATAGAACTTGATGTTCCCTCTTAGTCTATCCTTTTCCTCATCAGTAAGGGACATTGATGATACAACGCCTTTAAATGCCTCCGCCAAATCACCTGTGTCATTTTCGGCTTGCATGACAACGCACTTATAAGGTCGCACTACATGGATGCCAAAGAAGTCTCGACCGATGGCGAGCATGATTGCCATCTGCATGAGGAAGGATGACTTACCAATGCCCGACTGACCGATGATAGATAGTGAGCCACCCCTGCATAACCATCTGTTGCCAAGAACGGTTGTGGGGTCGTTGTCGGTATCGTACTCATACAGGTCGTCTACGGATATCTCATCTGGGACTTCTGATGACTCTAAGTAAGAAACCCAGTCACTCCAAGAGTTTGAACCGACATTAAGAGCAAGGATGGTTTGTTCTTTTAATCCGCGCATGATTCCGCCAAGGCGTGACCAGCGAGATGGATTCTTTGTCATAGCATCTGGCTCGTAATCGGAAAGGTAATCAAATACCGCTTGGCGGCGGAGCCGCCATTCTTCTTCGTCCTTGGCATCAATTCTAACCCATGCGTGAATTGATTTTCCACCAGAGTCAATCAGTGCTGAGATTGGAAGGTTTGACTGTCTAAAGATGGCATACTGTTCTTCTTTGGGTCTGCTATCAAACTCGACAAGAACGTGTCGGAAAATGGAAACACTGTCGTCACGTCCGCTATAGTCTCCTTGCTTGATTGGATTGATGCGAACGAAAGCACCTTGTGGCTTGTCACGGAAGAGTTCGTCTTCTCTGTCACCAAAGTAGTTGTCCACCCACCACTGAGTTGTTTGGAACGTTCCTTTAGATGATGGGAAGAACCTTCCGTCTTCATCGTGACCCACTTCGTTTGTTATGCATATAACTTCATCTGGCTTAAAACAGTTTAGCAGTAATTCCCTTGTTGTTATTCTAACAGTCGGAGCCATTGACTCGCTTGCTGCTTTTCCAAGGTTTACCTTGAACTTTCCAGATTGAGTTACGTTTTGTTCATTTTTCATAAGTTTTCTCGGAGCGAGGTTGCTGTTGTCTTCAAGCATCCACCCTCTCGTGTATAAGGTGTGTGGCGTGTTTATCGCCGAACGAATCTTGTGCTTTAAATCTTTATCATTCCAAGGAGGTTGGCATGAGCGATTCCATTCAGACATTATCTGATACGCCTCTCCTTCGCCAAGGTTAAACCCGTATGTCAAGGTGGTCGCTAGCGTGAATGTATTGCTATGACCACTCTGCCCACTAACCGCTGGTGGGACGGCTTGGGCATACCTTTGTGCTCTTTCAAATGGAGTCATAAAGAAATAGAGGAACTGGGAGCCAAACAAGGGTATGAACTAACCCTGCCAAGTGTTACCATATTGGCACTCCCAGTCCCAAAAATATTAGAAACCTGTATCGGTTGGACGTTTGTCTTTCCAATTACTCTTACCCTGCCAAGTCTTCTTGGGGAAGGCTGACTTCGGTGGTACGCCAGCATCCTTGCGGGCTTTCCATTCTTGGAAGTCTGCCTCTTTAATTCTTTCAGCAGTTGGCATATCGTCCATACCACTGTAAGCCAATTCTTCTGGGGATACCCAGACTTTCTCTTGGCTTGCTTCGCCAACGTCATAATGCTCAACTGTGATTGCTCTCAGACCGAACTTGGTCTGGACACCAGCCTTGATTACAAGGACAGTTTTGCCAACGTGCTTACCTTTGATTACTGTGCAAACATTGCCAAGGGTAAGGTCGTGGCTTGGTTGGTCATTTGATTCGTTTTGATAGTTTGAGTCCATGTGAGTTAGAGAGGTCTCTATTGGATTGAATAGTCATACGATAGCAAGAACTATGTGGACACAATACGGCTTAGATACGGGCTTGAAAATAAATCAAAATTTAATTTGACATGCCGTTGTTTCTCCATCAACTTGTACACCCTCACCCATACACATATGAATACACACAATACTGAAGATACAACCACTGAACGCCAATCGAGCACCTTTGACTACCACGTAGAAAAAGTCATGCTATATGATGCTGCTGGGAACCCAACGAGTTTCTACGGCACACAGCGTTCCGATACAATGAAGACGCTTGGATGCGTAACGAGCCGTTACGGTGTCGTGCAGAACAGCGAATTCTTCGGTCAAGCAGAGCAACTGTTTGACAAGTTAACACTCGGGGAACGCAAGCGAAAGATTGTCGTTACCCACGGCGGTGCACGGGCACACGCAATCTACGACTTCGTTGATAAGCGTGTCAGCGTTGGAGAGAAAAAGAAGGATGACCTTATTCTTCGTCTAAAGGTTCAAAACTCTTTTGACGGAACAATTGGTGCTTCCTTCCAAGTTGGAATGTTCCGAATCATCTGCTCTAACGGATTGGCTGTTCCCTCGAACACTGTTAGCGTTATGAAGAAGCACACGATGTCCATCAACACTGAGTTCTTCCAATCACGATTAGAAGAAGCAATCAACAACTACTCAAGTTCGTTGCCATTGTTCAACAGAATGTCTCAAACGATTATCACTCAGAAACAGGGACACAACGCGTTAAAGAACATGTCAAAGCGTAAGGTTTTGTCTGAGCGTATTGCTGAATCAATCGGTCAGATTTGGGAAGCACCACGATATGAAGAAGACAAGGAGCGGACAATTTGGAGTCTCTACAATGCTGCCACACAGCACTTGACACACGAGATTTCAAACAAGCGATTCGACCTTGCCGAACGTTCAACCACTGGCGTACTTCGTGTATTGTCTTCTGAAGGACTAAGGGCTGGTAGCGAGTTGTTCGAGTTCACTGAGAACGCATCTAACAACTAATCAAATCGGGAGGGGGCTTCGGCTCCCTCCCTTTTACTTTCTATATGAATAATATAACACAACAACAGACCAAGGTGCTTACGTTTATAAGCCAGTACATTGGTACGAAACAATATCCTCCCTCTTACAGAGAGATGTGCGATGGGTTAAATCTATCTAGCACGAATGCTGTAAGCGGACACATGTACGCCCTTGAACGAAAGGGATACATTACCGCAACAAGGGGTCGCGCTCGCGCCATTTGTTTAACCCCCAAGGCAAAAGAGTTTATACTCCTGTGCGGGAAGACGAACTAATTGGGTTCATCTCTCCAACCGTATACTTGTCAAGGTATGTCCCAAAGAACGCATGCGTTTGCGGAGACAATGATTGGGGAAGGGTTACAACGTTCTTTGCAAATGGAGCAAAGTGGACTGGGTTCGTATGGTGTATGTCATGCGGAGACAGGACGTTCTGGGACATCAACCCAGACATTCCAATAGCAATGCAAGGGGTTAAGTCTACAAAGCCCTTAGAAGACAAAGAAGAGACGTAATAACAGTTGCCTCCGTAAGGGAGGCTTCTTTTTTATTACAGCAATGAAGCAGTGCAACAGGTGCAATGTGTCCAAGCCGCTTACTGCTTTTAGTCTTCATTCTAATCAAACAAAGACTCTTAGAACAACTTGCAGGTCATGCAGAAGAAAGGTGGAGACCATCAAGAAGAGGGCTTTGAGAATAGAGGCTTATAAACACTTTGGAGAAAAGTGTACTGACTGCGGAATTAAGTCATCAAAAAACAATTATACAATTTTTGACTTTCACCATCTTGACCCAAGCAAAAAGGATTTAAAGTTTTCAAAAACATCCAGTACCGAAAAGTTTTGGAACGAGATTAAGAAGTGCATTATGCTCTGTTCCAACTGTCACAGAATTCGTCACTTCAACGAGAGAAGACTTAAAGACCCAGAGTCTTATAAGTAATCAAAGGCTCTCTTGCGCTATATTGAATCCCCATTCGTTAATGGATTCAACACCTCCGTCTTCAAAAGACCTTGAGTAATCGAATTCTATTTTAGATGTAATCTCTGCTATAGAGTTTAATTCCTCTTCGGATACCGCCTTTGAGCCGTCTCGCATTATGTTTACGGTTACGATTCTTTCTTTACCAAATGTCCTCAAGAGCACTTCGTGCTCATTTATGTATCTCCAATCCGATATGACTGGAGAGTATCCAATCTCTAGCAGACCGCCAATCTTCTTGGAAAGAATCTTCGCGAACACATCTCTGTCCTTCCTTCTTGCGGACTTAGCCACCTCTATGAGAACTTCTCTGTTCGCCACCTTGTCCTCTTCTTTGAAGAAATCTATTTCTACATCTAACTGAACCATGATTGCGTTACACGCTCTCTTTAGAGGTTCGGCAAAGGATACCTGCATATACTTTGGATTGTAGACCGACATCGCCCTTGCTAACGTATCCTTTCCTGTTCTCGCAAAACCAGTAACAAGTATTACATTTGAAGACATCGTCTTCTCAATGTTGTTCTGTTTGGTCTTCCTGCAAGACTATTTAAATCGGTCGGTCGGGAATCGAACCCGAATCATCCGCTTAGAAGGCGGAGGTTCTATCCGTTGAACTACCCACCGTAAAGTTATTCACCCCTGATGCGCTTGACTTGGGCTTCTGCCCATTCCGCTGCTTTCATTGAACCGCTTGCGTCGCCACCCCAGAGGAGCCAAGCAACAAGACCAGCAGATGGATAGTCTGGAGATGACCTCTTCTTGAACCCTTCTGTTTGCGTATCTGGCTTGTGTCGGGCAAACCAAGCAGCCATTCGGACGCACTTGGAAAGTGTTACCTTACCCTTTGCCATATCTCTGGCTTCCTTTTTTGTTTTATCTGTTAAGCCGTCTCCTCCGTAACCTTCTCTGTTTAATTGAAGTCCACGCTCCGCGTTCTTCATAATGTATTCTGGCACCTTGATTTCTCCTCCAGCCGCAGCCGCAAGAGTGTCCAATAAGTTGGACATGTCAGCCAGTATTTTTTCGTAAGAATCCTTTGATTCGTTCATGTAATGTTATGTTAGAAATAGCGGTGCCGTTATAGTATAGTTCCCTTGAACGTACACAGCCTCACCCGCACACGGAGGGGAGACCATAGACTATAACGACACCTTCTTAAATTTCTGGAAAGATAAAAAGTTGGCTACTACGGGGTTTTAGTAGCCAACTCTGTTTGTCAATTAGAACGGTGAGTCAGCGGAGACAGCCGCTTTAGAGAACTTGGAGACCTTGAGGATACTCTTTTGCTCTCCTTGCTTGGAGGTATACGACTCGCTCTTAAGCGTAATCGTAATCTTGTGTCCGACAAAGCCTTTGACGAAGTTGAAAAACTCTCCGCTTTTTGCGAAGTCCATTTCAGTTCCGTTGGCGATGCTCATTCCGCTTGCGATGACGAGTTGATTCAGTCTCCAGTAAACGGTGTCCTTATTTAAAAGGTCATCTTTAATGGAGCGATTCTTTTCGTCAGACAGTGTGACTACTGCTTTCTCAATGCCGTTGGGGGTCAGCAGACGTTCGACATTGGAGACTGTAACTACATAGTTACCTTCTTCTCTGAAGTAGTCTGGACGGTCTGAGGCGTTGAGGTCGATTTTGAATTTACTCATGTGTGTATTGTGTTATTTATTTTGGGTGAGGGTTAATAGTTAATTGATATAGAACGGCATTGTCAAGTTTGAAACACCATTTGATGCAGGATATTTTCCGTTAGCCGTGCAGTGTGCAAGAACCTTTAACAGACGCTCGCGGATTGCGAATGCCCGTGATAATGAGGTATCGTCCAACTGGTACATTGAAACGCAGTATGGTGGCTCTTTCTCAACTGCAACAAATATGAATCTCTCGACTGGGATACCAGCAAGCCTTGCTGTCGCAATATAGTGTGCGGCTTGCATCCAGTAGCCTTGAGACATGAACGTCCTGCTGAACTCATCGTATGACGAGTCCATACATGTCTTGAGGTCTAGAATCGTTTTGCCATCTTCTGTTAGAAGGTCGCAACGCATCTTACATTTAATGTCGATTCCGTTAATATTCTCAATGGCGCTAATAGACAGTTCGGTCTTTGCAGACTTGTGCTTAAGTAACGGTAAGACTTCTTCGCAGGAGAGGACGGCATTAACCATTCCCTTCGCTTGAATGAATTGTTCGTCATCAATAATGCATTTGCCTTCGGATTGCTTCTTGAAGTTATCCCACCATTGAATCGAGGCTAACGCCTCTGGTGATGGTTTCTTTGCTTCAATCTGAGCCTTGGTTGCTTTCTTTGGAGCGTCAGAAGGAATGATAAGGATATCCTTTGCCCAACGCTCTGGTTCAAACAGAAGCGTATGCGTAGCAGTCCCAAGGTTCATCGCTTGGGTGGAGTCTGTGGATTCTGAGTTTAACCAGTTCCAGTAGTGTGCAGGGGATTTTCTAAGCATCATTAGTCCAGACTTGGTAATACCGATTGCTCGGTGGTAGTCTGGGGCATCAACATTTTGTTGAATGCCAACCGCAAGAGGCTTGTCCTGCTTTGTATTATCGTCCGTCTTATAGTTTCCCATAACGTTTAGCGTTGTTCTAAGCGTGAGATAAACTTTGCTGGGTTGTCGAGTAGACGACCAGCGGAAAGGGCATCAAGGTCATAATAGTTTTGACCCTCCTTGATGTACCCAAGTTTAACTAACTCCCTTGTTGCAGATGGCTCGTGAATCAAAAGAAGGTCATCCAGTCTCTTGTTTAAGTTTGCCCGTAAGTTCGTATCTGCTGGAACGGTGTGCCTTCCGTTTGATTTATTTTCAATAGCCTGTACTGGCTGAACCTGTACCTTTATTGATTGGTATGCTGGCTTACTCTCCGTTACAAAGTCTTGAACTTCTTCGGGTGTATATACGCCAGCGACTAATTGTGGTGCGAGTAATCTAACGGCTTCAGAGATGACTCGTGCTGTGAGCATTTGTCGTGGGAACTTCTGCCAATTAGTTTTAAAGAACTTTCCAGTCCTGTCCATTGCAACTCCGTTGGCTTTCATATCCTCAATGGAGCATTTAATTGGAACGTCTTTCGATTTGCCGTAAGACCAAAGTGCATCGACAACTTCGTTGTCACGACGAACCCATTGTACTTCTCCGCCTGTTGCAAGGAATCGTCCAAGCATTGCGTCAGCACGCATTGAGAGTTTACCCTCAACGGAGCCTTGCCTTCAGCGAGGCACTGCATCGCAAGCACCATACCTTGTTCAGCCTTTGTGCAACCGAACATTCCGCTACCTGCAATCATTTCGCCCATCTCTCTAATGGCAATGAGAGGGTCGTTGATTTTTCCGTAGAACGACAGAGTGCTGTTGTGCTCTGCTTGGTTACTGGTTTTGGTTACTTGCGTAACTGAAGGGATTTCGATAATATCTTCGTTTTCGTTATTCATGTGTGTGGGTGAGGACTTCGTATAGAAATGATATGAAGTATATTGTCAAGCGTTATGGAGGATGACATAAATACATTTATGTGAAAAAGGATGAAGACGATGACGGCTTCAAGAATAACGACCCACGTATTCTATTGGCTTTTTCTAACCGTACAATTTGCGGAAAAGAAATAGAACCTTTTTGTGAACCGACATTGGGTACACAACAGGCTTACATGATTGCTGCTGCCACTAATCTTGTTTGGTGGGCAATGCATGAGGCTTTGGCGGACGGTAAGACTAACGAGGCTATTAAGTGTGGAGATATGATGCTTGACATGGTTCGGCATGAGGTTTCAAAGGAGGACTGGATTGATGCTAAAACTGTCCTCCTTGAGATTATAAAGAACTATAATGAGCCTCCGACTTCTGATACTTAATTTTATATTTGCGACTACCGTGTTCTCGCTGGATAGCGAGAAACTCATTAACTCAATCGGAATGGTTGAAAGCGGAATGAACCATAGAAGTATTGGCGACCGTTCTAAAGCAAGAGGTGCATGGCAGATGCACAGGGCTAGTTGGGCTGATGCTGGCAAGCGGTTGGGTTTATCTTATAGTTGGGCTGTTTATTCGCACGACAAGGAGATATCAAAGAAGTACGCCAAAGCGTACCTTGAATGTATCGTTAGCCGTCTATCACCCTTCTTGAAGAGGGAGCCAACCCCACAAGAGGTCTATGCTGCGTGGAGAATGGGCGCTGAGGGCTTTTTGAACAGCGGTGGGTATCAGAACCTCGGAAGTCGAATCAAAGACTCCTGCGAGCGAGTTAACAACCTTTACTCAAAATGAGCGACTTCCACTTTGTAGCAATCGACACTGGGGCATCGGGAGCAGTATGTATCTGTAAGAACGGTACAGACTTTACTTTGATTCCGCTCAAGGGGCTGAAGCCAGAGGACATCCTTCCAGTGCTTAACCAAGCGGTTGGTTGTACGGACGACCTTAGAGCAGTAGTTATTGAAGAACCACCCAAGTTCATGGGTACAATGATTCCATCGTCCCGCATAGCGGTACTGTTTGAGTCCTTTGGTATCATGGTTGGGTATCTAATGGCTAACGACATCATCCCAGTAAGAGTAGTCCCTCAAGTATGGCAGAAGCCAATCCGTGAATCCATTGGGTGCAAAAGAGGCGACATGAAACACTCAGAATGGAAAAAGGTATTGACTCAGCATGCAAAATCGAAATACCCTTGTGCTGGTCTGACTAATCAAACAACTGACGCATTGTTAATTGCGAAATGGTGGCTTGACAATAACAGACTATCCAATTTCATTAAATAACTTCACCCACACACCATATGGCTAAAAATCAAGATACAATCAACGACTACGTAAGAGAACTGAATAAATTCTTCCTCTCGCCAGAGTCTCACTACGACCCCGCAACCAAAGAGTACCTCGTCGGTGCTTTCTGGGTTCACGAAGGTCTCGACTACTTTGAAATTCGCCGCGTCAATGACGTAAAAGGCGACTATTCAATTGTCGGAAACGGTGAGCAAAGCGAAGAAGAGTGCATTGCAACTCTTGCAGGTGTTTTAGACGGTTATCGTTTGACACTTGACCTCCTTGACATGGAGTTCACAGAGAACGAACTGGACGAAGCAGGAGTCGATGCAGATAGCGAACTGACGGACGAGCAGAAGGTCGAAATGAAGGCTCTTATGAAAAGAGTCTCAGAAGAAGGTATTGCTCGTGACGCTCAAGAAGGTGCTAACTAATAGTTAGTTCTTCCGCTTCTTGCCCCTCGAGGACGAGCGACCTTTTGGTTTCTCGTCCTCTTTCTTTTCCTGCTTTTTGCAACTCTGTTCCATCCACTCGTGATTCACTCTGGCATCGTGGTAGTACGATGCTTCATCATAATTAAAACCTCTTGATGCATTTGAACTTAGTAATGCCGTTCTCCATCTAATTGCTTCTTCTGCTTCTAAGCCAAACCATTGAACACACTTGTCGTAAGTTCTGTTCCCAGCAACTTCAAGTTCTGTTAACGAGTTATACAAGAGATAGTTTTCGGCATCCAATCGTTTGTTTTTAAGTTTAAATTCAGCCAACTCTCCATCAAGTCTTTTAATCTCTTCGCAAAGAGAAACCTTGGACGCATCGAACAAGCCAATGCGAATTTGAATCAACCTTGATGTTAGCGCAAACAATTGCTCGATTGAGTAACCAACTGACTCAAGCATAAACACAACTGCATCAAACAACTTGTTGGAAACAAACTTTAATGCATTCAGAACCTTAGTACCAAAGCCTTGAGGCTTTTCGTTAGTGTAGTAGTTTTTATATAAAAACTTTACATCTTCATTGCTAAGTTCCTTGGCAATGAACTTGTGGTTAGATTTATCTTCAGTTGTCATACTGAAGTAAGAAATGACAACCCCCCTCGGTGCAATTACTTCTTTGTAAACCTCGACTCCTTATATACCAACTTGATGTTCGGTAATACCGATTCTAATTTAGATGGAGTATACTTTGGTGCGTTACCTTGTCCAGCATACGCAAACGATAGAGACATTCTTGCCGCGTAAGACTGAAGGGAGTTATGGTTCCAATTAGTCTCGTAAGCCGTCTCCTTGGAAGTCCATCCGCTTTTAACTCCAAGCACAACCGCTTCCCTTAAAGTGATTGGTTTGTTTTCCTTACTGACTCTGGTTGATGCTTTTCTTGACATGTTATTTATTCTTTACGCTTGTGACGAGGCTTTCAAGAGCCTCGATAACCGCATTGAAGTCGGCTTGTAATCGTTTCATCTTCATTTGCATCTCGTGGATTTGATATGCGGCAAAGCCGCCAAGGACGAGAATCAGTATTGATAGTAGTGTGGTATTCATGTTTTTATTAAAAGTGTTTGTGTTCGGTAGTCAAGTGGTTTCTTATTGCTCGCCATGAAGCGCAGTCCACTCAAAAGAGGTAAGCCATTAAAGAACAATGGTTCATCGTTAAAAAGAAAGCCGTTAAATAAGGTTTCGAAGAAGAGGAGAAAGCAATTGACTGACTATTCGTTAATTAGAAAAGAGTACTTAGAGAAGAACAACCTTTGTCATTGCTGTCAGAAAAGACCTCCGACCGACATTCATCACAGGGCTGGGAGATGGCAAGAGAGACTGAACGATGTTGCAATGTTCTCTGCCGTTTGCAGACAGTGCCACAATTACATTCATGACAATCCAGAGTGGGCTTACTCAAACCTTTGGCTCATCAGAAGGTAAGAACATCATCTTCTCTATGGCGGACTTGGCGTTTACGAACTCTTGAGCCGCTTCACTTGATGTGTGGATACGCTGTTGCTCATCAAGTTTCTTGTCGTTGAAACCCATAACCTCGTTCTTGGTATTATCATTAAACTGTGTTAGCGATTTTAAATCTTTATCTAGTGACTTGAGGGAGGCGACTGCTTGTCTAAGCAGCGCCCTCTGTTCAGATAAATATTTGTTATCTGCGCTATAGAGTTTCTTCGACAGTTTCTCTTTGAGAACTCTGTCGTCGATAATCATACCAAGAACGGGCTGAAGGTTACTTAACCTTACGTGCTGTCTTCTTCTTCACCTTCTGAGTAGCAGCCTCAACCGCTGTGGCGGTTTTCTGGATTACTGCTTCAGCCTTGGTTGCGTTGTTTCTGAAAACAAACATACCTGTTGTGAATCCGATGATAAAGAATGCGATGCAATAAAACATATTATTTACGTGTTACTGTGGTTCCAAAGAAGTAAGCGGCAAGACCAATATCTAATGTCTTTTTACCGCCATTGTGTTCTTCGCAAGCGTTACCAATCTTCTGGTTGATGTATTCGTCAAGTGAAAGAAGGAACTCGGTTGATACGCGTTTCCCTTTTCCCTTGGCTAGTTTCTTGATAGCCGATGTTTTGATGTATTTTGTAGATGCCATATTTGTGGTGTGAAGTTTTATTAAAGCAGGTTTTTTAAGGAAGTCAAGAGTGATTATGAGTTATTCTGCGTTATTCCATTGCTTGAACGCTTCGATTTGAATGTCGTGACTCTCGTAGCAGAAGTCAATCAGTGCCTCGTCTAAGTTTATAGACTCATCAATTGTTAGTCTTACTTGCTCGGAATTAGATTCGTTTACAGCACTTGTGACCGTTACGAACAAGAAAGCGATTTCATCGCTTCCATCGTCTGGAGTATCAAGTCCATTTGCGTCATATAACTTTGCGTCTATCTTTGATGCCTCAAAGAATACATCAAAGTCACAACGGTATTCGCATCCGTTTGCGCTCACGACTGCTTGATGAACTGTAAGTGTTCCCCGTTTCATTAAGAATTAAAGCGTCGTCGTGCCTCTTGGTTCTTTAATCGCTTAATGGTATAGACCTCCTGCAATGCTTCTGCAAGTGGCTTGTTGCCAGCGGCAACAGCGTTCGTGATGTGAATTGATAGTTCGGCACGACTCAACTTAAAGAATCTGCGTTTGTGATTGTGGAGGTCCATTGTTATTCAAATTTAATAAAGTAAGGCAGTGCTTCTTCGATGGGGATATCGTTTAAAACCTTATCCACTCCGCTAACCTTAGATAACTTTTCACGGGCTGCCTTAAAGTCTTCTTCCGTTTTTAGTTTTAAATAACCATACCACTTGTCGTCCACTCCAACCTTGGCAAAGTAAAGACCGCTTTGGAAGTAACGCTTGATACGACGAACTGAGTTTGCCTTATCCTTTTCAATGGCTGACTGCGAAAGATGCTTTATGATTACGTCTTCAATCTGAGACTCGTCCTGCTGGAACTTCTCCCTGTACTCGGGACTATCCCAACCAAAGCGTGTAGACTCGCCCTTGCCGTTGTTAGAGACCGTGGCGACCTTCTTGCCGTCGATTAACAGGTTAGCCTTGAAACAGTAAGTCTCTTCGGACATTCCAAGTTGCAGGTTAATGCGTGTAAGTGTGATATCGTGATTGTTCATAAGACTGTCTATTCAAATGGGTCTCGTTGCTCTGTCAAGCAAATCCATCCATTTTCTTTCTTACAGCGTTAATATGTTTGCAGGTGTATCTCCACTTACCAAGCACCCAATCCTTGTTTCGAAACTCCCAGTCTTCGCAGGAGCATTCTGCTCCGCGTTCACAATCAAGGTCTACAAGATGTACTTGGTCTTCCCTTGTTTCTGATGTCACAAGAAACCTTGTGTCGCAATCGTACTGCGATACCTCAAGTATCTCTTTCTTCGAGGAGGAAGATGGGTCTTGTTTCTTTCGGGACATATTCTATTGCTCTTAGTGTGTTGTACTGGAACCATTCATCTGCATCATCTATGTTCATGCCTTCATGACGGACAAGGGCTTGCAATGCTAGTCTTGCTGAATATACGAGTACGCCATTGGTATCTATGGCTACGATGGCATCGTCAAACGTTTGCCTTGGCTCAAGTCTAATTGCGTCTTCTCTTGCTGCGTCAAGGATATCAAGAATGTATCCGCACTCCTTGTACTTCTTTACCTTTCGAACCTTCGGTAGTTTTGGCTCCAGATTGTTGCTGCCATTAGTTTTGCTCCCTGTCTTATTTCCGCTTCTGGCATTTTTCCGTATGCGAGGTGTAGTGCTTCGTGACATAAAATAGTTAAATGCTCAAACCCTTTTAGTTTTGAATCCAGTTCGATGATTGGGTTTCTTGAGAACTTTGCTGTTCCCCAGACTGGAACGCCCCCGTACTTGAGGTTTTTTCTTTTTATGACTTTGGGGCTTTTCATCGGTTTTGTTTGAGTTGGTGCCCTGTCTTATTTCAATGTCAACGATTAGCCTGTTCAACGAACTGTTGCAATACATAATGCCAAACGTTGCCTCGTCAAGAAGAACAAAGTCTTCGTATGGCTTGCAGTCCATCTTCGATACAAGCCTCCGTACACAAGCCATTGCCTTGTCTGCGTTAAAGATAGCCTTTTCTATATCACCCCTGTAACTCATTTCTTTCTTGGATTAGAAAGGGTCATTTCTTGAAACTCATGGGCTTGACCACACGAAGTACATTTAAACTTATGTATCCTTCCCCAAGTTTTGAAGTACAGGGGTGGCTTGAGAACAATCTTCCACCTTGTAGATGAAGTGTTCTTATCGGCTTTGAACAATGCGCCACAGGCAACGCACTCATGGGTTCTGACAACCTTAGTTGTCATTTTGGTTCTTATCTCCCCATGACATAATAATATCGTATAAGTTCTCGGCAAGGATGGTTTCGGCTCTGGTTTCTAACCAAGTTGTTATTGTCTTAGCAAGTTTTATCTCTGGGTTTATTGCTGACTCAACTTCCATTGAGTTGATTTTATAAGAGACCACTTTCCTTCCAGCACCTTTAAAGTTAAACTTAACTGAATACCTGCACACGTATCCAATCCTTTTCATCTCGTCTCCACTCGTTTCGTCAATGTAACTAAGCACCTCTGGGACAGAGAACACCTCTATCTTGTATCTTTTAGATACGTCTGGGTGAAGTCCGATTACTTTTCCAGCAATCTTTAACGGGTCGATGTTTGGGTGTGTTTCCATTATTGAAGTTTCTTTTTCATGCGACGACGGCGACGTTCCTTGATAAATATTCTTTCTTCTTCTGGCACATCATTGAAATGACCAGATGCATCTTCTTTATTTTCAATAACCTCTTTACCGTCAATCATGTCAAATAGTGTTGGCATATGTGTTCTTCCGCTTTCAGCGGGAACCCAAGCCTCGCTGTACGTCCAGTTCTCAATGTCCTTGGCGGCAAACACGTCGTTCTGCATTAACAACTGAACCTCATCTAGTGTTGCTCCAATATCACGAGCAAGTTGGTCAATGGGAACTTTATGTTTCTCAACAATTTCCTTAACGTAATCAGCCATACGGAACGCCAGATGCGTTCCTTTTGCACGATTGATTCGAACGGTAATAATCATAGCCTCTGCGTCTGATACGTCTAAGACAGCACAGGGAACCTTGCCTTGGTAACGTTCTTTAAACTGAGTAGACAAGCGCGATAGAGTCCATCTGTGGAACCCATCAATAATGATTCTGTTCTTGTTTACAAGAATTGGCTGAATCCATCCAGTCTTCAGAATGGAACGCTCAATGAGATTCATCTCAGCGTTCATCACCCTGTTTGGATTATAGTGATTAGCCTTTAAGTCATCAACGTGTATCCATTGAATGTCTTCTATTGGTTCTAGTTTCTTTTCGTTCATGTTAAATTTTTCCACTCTTTGTGACCTGTTCTGTTCGGAAGAAGCAGTTTTCCAAACTGCCCTCTCATGAAGTACTTCAATATATATTTAACTGGATAGTTGTTCATTGCTTTGTTTCTATCAGACTCCATTAGTTGTTGGAGTTGATACACACGAGACAATGCCATTGCTTGGAGGTCTTTGTCAAGAATGTAGTCTTGGATATACTTCAAGACTCCGACAAGTCCTTCGTTGCAGTAAGTGTTGATTATCTTCTCGTCGTCCCTGTCCTCAGAGTATCTGTCATGTATTTCTTGGTCTGGGAAGATAGCCAACAGTCTGTCGTAGAACTGTGGGTCTAGTTGCCTCAGTTTCTTTAATTCTTTAATCTTGTCTGGGTGGAGTGGCTGACTGGTTCTTAAACCCATCTTCGCAAAGAACTGCCAATCATACAACTTGCAGTACTGTAACTTGTTGTCGTATAGATACTTAAACACATCCTTCTCCTCCCAGTCGAAGATTGGCTTACATAACGTAGCAGCCTTATCCGATATAGAGTAGTTGATGTAGTTCTCGATTAGTTTGTTAACTGATGCTCGCCAACGGTAGCGGCTTTCGGATGCACGGATTCCGTTTACTTGAGCAACCTTGCCTTCAAATAACCCACACTGGAAACTTTCTATCTCCTCTGCACCCCAGAAGTTTTCCCACATATCCGCTGGGGGTCTGATGGCGTACTCTGGTATCGGCATATAAATCTCCCTGTTCTTGTAGTCCCATTGCTTGTACTGGACTGGCTTGTTGAATACATATCTTACGCCAATCTTTGGAAGTACAAGGTGATGCATCTTAACCCAAGGCATGCTAGCATAGTTTCTTACAAGGTCTAATATAGACTTCATAACAAACTCATCATGCTGGTAGACGACATTAACCTGTTTAAGTCCGCGCTCTTGAGCAACCTCCCATGCTAGATGTAAGACAACCTGTGAATCTTTGCCACCAGAGAACAACACCATGACGGAGTCATGGATGTCGTAGATATGATGCATGCGCTCCTTTGCAGCATCGTAAACGTTTTTACCAATGTGGTTCTTGTACTTGCTCATTTCTGATAAGCAGAACCGTTTGGCAATGAGCGAAGACCAAGGATTCGCATAGCCTCGTCTCTCTGTGCTTTCATATCCTTGAACTCGGCAATAATTTGTTCAGCCTGTCCAACGGTAACTCCAACAATTCCGTTTGGGTTTCTTTTCTTAAGTCTACCACGTGCACGGCTAATGTGCATCAGCAGCGTCATGCCACTGGTTTTTCGTTCGTTGTACATTTGTTATTTGTTTTTTTCGATTTTAATTGCTGGGTCTAATACGAGAATCTTTTTATCAATCTTACGAACAGCGGCTCTTGTGTCAACTCTGTCGTCCATAAACGCGTAAATATCTTCCCCGTCATCAATCATCTCTTGAATTACTTCTGATTTAAATATTGGTGCGTCTTCGCCAGTATCATTCATTATTAAACTCTTTGTTCCAGAGAACGGAACGTTTATCTCTTTAAGTTGTTTAATCGTGGTGGCGCGCTCTGACTCAGACCTGTTTGTGAGGTAGACGATGTCTCTTCCTTCACTCTTCATCTTTTTCAGCCAATCACAGGTAGCCTTGATTGGTTTACCAAAGTTTATAATCGTTCCATCTATATCTGATATGACTTTACTCACTGGAGTGGTTCGTCTTTTTTATATTTAGAACGCTTTCTTGATTCGACTAGAATCTCTTCTTTACCAACAAGGAAGTCATCAACGAACTTACTTACACGACCTCCGTGCGTCTTGATTTCTGGATGCATCTTCTTCATGACCTTTATCATGTCATAGAACTTCATTAACTGAGGCTCATCATCAAATACAATAATGTAACAAGCCTTGGCTTTTCCAATGAAGCCGTGCTCTCCACCTCCGATAAAATACTTATCGGCTCCATTGTCTGGTCTTTCTTCTTCTTGTTCGCTCATGTAATCTTCTTACGTATACCATCCATCCCGACTTCGTCAAGATAAGGGTGTCCGTTTTTCATAGCCCAGTATTGCATTTCGTTTTTGTTAACTCTGTAACCAACTTCTTTTGTTGCGTGGTGACACGCCCATTGAACTGTTTCGTTTTTTAAAGATGCTTCCCTGTACCACTTTTGCATTAAGAGTTTTCTATCAGCCTTTTTTTGCATCTTCTTTATCAATCTCTTTAAGGAGTTTGTCGATTTCCTGTTTAGCAAGTTCTGGACTCATCTGTCTTAACTTGCGAGCCTTGTAGTCTGCGATGGCTAGTTCAGCCGCAAACTTCCAAGCAACGCCAGTGAATCGCATTCCGATGAAAGCAAACAGACTAAAGATGGCAAAGCCAATCCAAGCGCAAATGGTTAGCGCCAATTGAAGCGATTCCATTACTGTGCTGACGGAGTGTTATCTCCAGCCTGTTTATCCAACTCCTTGCGCTTTCTGTAAGCCTCCCAGCGTTTCATAACCGCTGCTCGACAGACGGCAGATGGACGGCGCTTTTTATCGCCTCTTCCAGCCTTGCCGCCAAGTCGTCCAAGAATTGCCGCAGCCTGTTTGATTGCGTCTGATTTTTCAGTGTCTCTAATGTTTTTATCCATGATGATGTGTTATATGTAAAATGTTTATGAAATGATTGCAAATGCTTTCGCTTGGGTTGTGAACCCAATCGGTTACTCAGTAATCTTCCACATCCTTTGGTCACGCTCTGAAGGAGCGTCCCAATCCCAACCGCTGTCCGCTGGGTCTGTATGCCAGTCCGCGTAAGCGTCTTTAATGTCTTGGTTTGCTAGTTGTTCCTGCACCCCACCAAGCACGTCCTTGAAGGGACGTGAAGGTAGTGGCATCGGTTTCCTTGACTGTTTGTGTTTGCTCATTTGTTCTCTGACGATTGCGTATTGTCAACTTATGTCAAGCGTTATGTTTAGACAACAACCTTTGAGTTGAGGAGGTATCCGCAGGTATCATAGTTCTTGATTCCGCCCAAGTCTTTTCGAAACCTTGGTGTAGATTCCATCAGTTGAACAAGGCAAACCCAATCATTAAACATTGGATGCCACTTGGGTTGCTCGTAATAGCCAAAAGTATCTTTGGCAATTTCCCAAACGCCCTCCTCTGCTTGAATGTGATACATTACGATTGTCTTCCAGTTTTTGGGAAGAGCGGTCTTTTTGGTTTTAGTTTTTTTCATAGTGGTATTCATAGAATAGAGTTTAACTTAATTGTCAAGCGATTGTTTATCTTTCATAAGATAGATGGCAATCATACCACCAACATTCATCCCGATGATGAACGCTAGCGCAATAAGCATAATGGTTTGGCGTTCCATGATTACTTCTTTTCAATCTTATAGAATGAGGAAGTTCCTTCCATCACTTTAACAAAGATGTCCTTGTTGAGGTGGGTGATGCGTTCAACCTTATCCTCTGCCGAGGATTCGGATTGAAGTATCTTACTAATACGAATTGAGATGGACTCAATGGCAACCAAAGCCTTTGAGCCTCGATTTGCGATGTGTTCTGCTATTTCTAGTTGTGTCATAAGACTGCCCATAAAACCTCAAGAAGTCACATAGTCAAGCGAATAAGTATAACTATCTTACTAACACTGTTCACTACTTACTAACAATTAGCCTCCACCCATAGTCTTTGTCTGAAGCCGCTTGAAGACCTTACATGGGATAGCGAGGGGCAGACAGCCACGAGCATATCCAAGAGCCTTACAATGACAATGGCGTACAGTTGCGAAGCAATAGAGAGGGGGTTAAAGGGGGAGATAATCAGAACCCTGTCAAGTCATTCCGTCAGTTTATTCGCAAGCGAGTGCACACATTCGCAATCAGTTGTTGACAAACCGCAATATTTGTTCATATTCAATACTATGAGCGAACTCACACATAACATCTCAACGGAAAAAACGCATAAAGCGTTTATGGAAATCTGTGCAGCAATGGTTTCTCTTCAACGAGCCAAGACTCTATTGGCGAACTATCACTACCAGTCAAAGAAGGTTGATGACTATAACTGGCTTTTGGACAATGTCGGCAAGTACGCCACACCATCTGATGATGCTCACGAAATGCTATTTTGCCAACTTGAGATTGCTAAACAGACACTAAGGGATTCTCAGTCTGGCGAACTCTGGGTAAGCGTAAAGACCGACCTCTCAAACGCTTACAAAGCAACAGACGCTGCTTGGGAAACAATTAAGTAAGTTAGATTCTCTCGATTCTAATTCTTTTCTTTAGCCTGTAGACAAACGCTGCACACACAATCGCACCGAAGGAAAGGGCTGCGATTGAAAATAACTGAAGGTTTTCGATGATGCCACGTATCTTGCTAAAGGATACTATGCCCTCGTCCGTAAACAACCCGTCCTCCGTGGCGATTGCCGCCATGCTCTTGGGGTTCTGTAATAACTTGAAACCAAGTTGAACGCCATCAGTTGCAATCCACCCAGCGATTCCAAAGACGAAAAGGAACCCTGCGAGGGAAGCAATAATGAATTCAAGCCTTGTTTCGCTTATTGCGCTTTCTTTTTTGAGTTTTTTCATCTAATCCTTTCTTATATTGTTTTAGCGACAACTCCATTAACTCTGGGCTGAATGCACCAGCGGTGCATAAGAGGAACGCCCTCTTGAACCCAGTAATTTCGCTCCCGCTAAGTGAAATTCCAAAATAGCAAATAACTGCAACAATTGAACCAGCAAGAAGCCTTCTAATCCAAAATATTGCAGGGTGGTGTTCGTCATCAAGCAATAGCCTTGCAAGCATCCCAGCACCACCAAGGACAGAGACAATCCAGCCGCCGCCCTTGAAGTCTTCAATAGCATTTGCGAATTCTGTATCAGTTGGTTGGGTTGTCATTGGTTGGCTGTGCCGAACATTCCTTTTTTCTACTTAGAATAAACCAAGTAATAATAAGGATTATAACAATAGCAATTGTCCACCCAATGGCTTGTTTGAACCAAGATTCTCCAGATACAAACGGGATTCCACCAAGAATGACACCAACGATAAGAAGCACTGCACCAAACTGTTTTCCCTTAGCAATTGGGAAAAAGAACATAAGAGCAAGTCCAGCGGCTAACGATGCGCCACCAGCAAACATCAGACGGTCGTTGTTCTTTGAAAGTTCTAATGCTTTGAATTCTTTATCCTTAGCAATAAGAGCAGCATCAAACTCTGCTTGCTTACGAGCCTTCTCTGCTTCGTAGTTCTTACTTGCTGCAATCATCGCTGCGGCTAGTTGGCGTGCTTGTTTGACTTGTTCTGCGTAGAAGACTTCATCACCTTTTTCAGCACGGGCTTTAGCCCAAGCGAGGTCGTCTGGACTTGGGGCATCAAGCATTGCTTGTGCTACGGAGAGTTCGCCAGTAACTGTCTTTTCGTCCTTGGCGTTATCCTTGGCAACAATGATGGCAGCCGCTACACGGCTGTCTATCTTGTTTGAAATCTTATCGTAGTTGGCTTCTGCTCCAGATAGACCAACATCAGTTGCTGGCTCTGGGAGTTTCTTAGAACTAGACCAGCATCCACTTAGCGCAAGCGATAGTGCAATAATTGTTAATGACCTCATATACCCAATGGGTCTTTATCAACCTTAAACTGTTTCTACTTTGCTTTTCTAATTGAGTCTATCTGTCTGCGTAACATATCGCACTCAGCCTTAGTTTCTTCCTTGCTGTATGACTCAAGCCTTTCAATACGGCTCTCAAGTCGATAAATAGACATTTCTCTTTCTGGCATAACCAAGGTGCTTACGGATTGGTTTACGCAACCGCATAAGAAGATAGATAAGATTAGTAGTGTTTTCATTCTGTTAAGTATGCTATTGAGAGCAGGTATTCAATGGTCATCTCTGGAACGCCAACTACGACTATTTCAGAGTCTTTGCAGGTCAATGTAGTCCCGTCCTCTGAGCGAGTCCAGACTAATCCAAGATGGTCGGTTATAGTATTCATCAGAAGTAAGTTATAACAATGATTTTTCCGTTGCCGCCTTGCCCGCCAGCACCCGAAAGGAATCCAAGGTCAGACGCACCACCGCCTCCACCACCGCCAGAAGGGAATCCACCTCGTCCACCAGTTCCACCCGCTACGCCTGTCATATAAAATCCACCACCACCACCCATTCCTCTGCCAAAGATGACATCAGTATCAGCACCAGCAGTTGCCTGTACACCAGCAGTTGTTCCGCCAGCACCGCCCGCAAGGGCTGTTGAGATACCGTTGAAAGTAGATGCACTTCTCGACTGACCAGCACCTCCAGCCGCATTAACAACAGATGCCGCAGCAGCACCAGCACCACCACCGCCAGAGCCAGCCGAAAGTATCCCAGTAGAAATCGCCGCTGGAGTAGAGCCAGTTGTGCTTTGCCCACTCGCACCGTTTGTGTTTATTGCCGCAACTTGCATTCCAAGTATTGAACCGCCTGTACCAACAGCACCAGTAGCAGAGCCAGCCGTAGTAGCGTTTGATAGATTAGACCTCCAATACTTTGTTGCTGGACTTGTATTTCCAAACTCCGTTGCGTTTCCAGACTGGTTTGCTGCGCCACCCGCAAGTTGCGTTCCAGAAGTACTGCGACCTGCTCCACCAGCACCACCGACCGCAACACGAACATCACAAGTAGCACCAAGGTCTGATGGTAAAATGTTATAGAACGAATAAGCACCTCCAGCACCTCCACCACCACCACTCCTTGCGGTTCCAGTTGCTTGACAAGAACCACCAGCACCGCCACCACCAGCACCAAAAATATGAACAACAACTAACTTTGCTCCAGCAGGTTTAGTCCAAGTTGTTACAAGTTCGCTTGTTTGTCCAGCACTACCAAAGGTTTGAATGTCGATGACATTCGCACCACCCCCACCTCCGCCTCCCGCAACAGCAGTTGTTACAAACTGAGTAGTTGCAATCGAAGTAGTATTGTCTCCTTCTGCTTTCGTTGGTGCTTGAGGGTTGCCTGTAAATGTTGGCGAAGCCAACGGGGCGTATGTAGTGCTTGCCGATGTTGTAGTTAAATACCCATCAATCGAAGCACCAGCGGGTATGGTGACGGTTCCCGTGAAGGTCGGGCTTCCAATTGGTGCAATCCCAGCGGTAGCCTTAGATTGGCTTACCCAATAACCGCTACCGTTCTTAACAATTAAATCTCCGCTTACGGCAGATGTAATTTGCACATCACTTAATTCACTTAACTCGTTTGAGTTTACAACTCGTACTTGGATTGACCCTTGAGTTGGATGAACACGGATGGCTGTTCCGACATTAACATAATGATTTGGTGAGGATGGTTGAGTGTTCGTCCAGCCCCCAGCAACCGTTGGTGAAAGGAACAACAAGTCGCCATCAGTCATTGATTCCGTATAGTGTACATCCTCAAGCAAGCCAACTTGAATAACAGTACCAAGCGACATATTTGAAATAGCCGCAGTAGTGAATCCAAATGTACCACGAGATGTTACTTCGGAATTAGCCTGTGCAAGGGCGATTGTTGGGTCATTGCCGTGGCGACCATTGATGTAAACTAAACGGTGCTGAGGAATAGTTGTACCAGAGTTATTATAAACCGTAGTCTCTAATCTTGTTGCCGCACCTCCAGTTGGGAATGTTTGAAGCCCGCCAGTTCCGTCTATGTACTGAAGCGTAGTTCCGCCAGAAGGAGGGAAGGCTGTGGTCTGCGTACTTGTGTCTGAGAATTGGATGGCTCCGTTTAAGGTTATATTTGTAGAGGGGTCTGTAATCGTAATGCTTCCGAAAGACGGAGCATCACCAATGTTGAGAGACTGGTCGAACGGATTTGGAACATCTCCCCAATTCAAATATGTCCCGTCATAGTACAAGAATTGTCCCGATAGCGGAGGGTTAAATGTGGCGATACTGCCAGACTGTGAAGCACCAAACCAACTTGCTAACTTCGTTAAGTTAAACGCTGTATCCTGTATCGTTGCGTCTGGGAAAGTGATTGAGAGTCCAGAACCAGCCCCTAAATTGATTCCCGTTCCTGCGGCATTTATGCTTAAAGAGCCAAGGTCAATGGAAGTCGCGGTAAGTGAACCAGAGTCTCCGCCAGATACTAAGTTTACTGATACAAATGTTGGTGTGTCAGTAGTGTTAAGCGACTGGTCGAACGGATTATAAGTCCCTGTCCAAGCAGTCGTCTGAACAGTTGCGTCTGGGAAGGTTAAGCCAAATCCGTCAATTTTCATTGCATCTCCAGAAGCACCGTCTGGCTGAATTTGAATACTTGGATTTCCACTAGTACCCATATTCAATGAAGCATCAATCCAAACTGGGTTTAATGCTCCAGAAGTTCCGATGTAAAATCTTTGCTTTGTGTATTCACCGTAAGCAGAATTGTCGACAGTAGCCCAAACCGAACCATTGCTACTAATCTCTGTGTAAATCCCAGAGCCGATAGTGCCAAAAATTAAATTAGAGTTTAGTCCGATTGGATATGCAGTTCCAGAGTATCTGTTTTCAAGAAAGCCACCTTGCCAGTTAAGTTCGTAATTAACTGCACAGTTAAGAGAAATGCCATTTGAACCACCTGTTCCATTGTCAAAAGAACCCACATCAATGTTCTGACCAGCAGTTCCAAATAGAATAGCACCCGTCATCGTCCCACCTGCAAGAGGCAAGAAGTCGCCGCCATCGGCGGCAGTTGTTTGAACAGTCCCATCTGGGAAGGTTATGCCTGTGGCAGTAAGTTCAATAGATGTACCATCAGCGGGTTTGTTTAGAATAACATAACCAACACCAAGTAATGTGTCGTATCCAACAGTCGCACCGCTACCCTCGGCTGAGTTTACTACATTAAGCCCAGAAGATGAAAGGGTAGTTGTAACACCACCAACATCTCCATAAGTAATAGCACCCGTCATTGTGCCGCCCGCTAAAGGCAGATAGTCGCCAAGGTCTCCAGTCCAAGCGGTAGTTTGACTTGTTCCGTCTGGGAAGGTTATGCCACCAGCATCAGTATCAAACACCAGTTTATTGGTGAAGGCATCAAAGTAGTTGGTGTAGTAAATGCCGAGACCCGTATCGTTATAAACTGTAAGATTTAAGTTTGCGTTTAGACTCTTCGGTCTAACGGTATCCGTACGGACTTCCGCAAATTGAACCGTATCTGCTGTGTTTAGAGTCTGGTCAAACGGATTATACGGAGCAGTTAGAAACCCTTGTTCGCCAACCCAAGTCTCAGTGGCGTACCCGCTAAGAGCAGCACTTGTGATAAAATTAGAAGGATTGGTTTGAAGGTAGTAAGTTGTAGCAGCGTCAGCCGATGTTAAGTACGGTGTTAAAGCAGCCGAAGTAATGTACCCCTGCGATGTTACAAACGCTTCAGTGGCGTACCCAGTAAGTGCTGCCGCTGTAATAAATCCAGACGGATTGGTCTGGAGGTAGTAAGTTGTAGCCGCAGTAGCCGAAAGAAGATAAGGTGTTAGTGCAGCCGATGTAATAAACCCAGAGGGGTTAGTTAATGGATAGTAAGTTGACGCTGCGGTAGCAGCAGTCAGATACACATTCATACCAGCAATTGTCTGATACGTAATTGCAGCGTCTGTAATTAGAAGATAGTCGTCTAAGGCAGAAACTAACGCAAAGTAGTTTGGCTCAATAGAGACGTTCTGAGTCTCTGAGGTATAGATTATGGGGAAGGTGGCGGTCGCAACGCCAGATGGTCCTTGCGGACCAATAGCAGCCATTGAAGCAACAAACTCAGACGATGTAGCAGCAGTTATATTAAACGGCGTTGAGCCGTTTACAGATGCAACAAACGCAGCAGTACCATTGATTTGCGCGATTAAAGTCATTAAGATGGAACTGATATAAGTTCTGTTACCTCAAACTGCCAAGTATTTGTTGCTATTACGCTTCCGCCAACATCAACAGCGACATCCCAGAATGCTGGACCAAGGGTCATTTGAATTGTTACATCGCTTGAGCCAGTTACGGTAATCGTAAGACCGTCTTCCGAAATGGTACAGTCAAGCGTATGCCTTCTGCCAAGGGTATCTTTGATTCTTGATGTGGCGGTTCCCCCAATTAAATTTGGAAGATTATCTGCCCTTGGGACATATCTTATTGTCCCAGTGAAGGTAGTCCCTCTCTTGAATGAAGTGAACTGCATTACCCTGTGACCTTGCCAACCACCGTACACGGTATAGACAATATGGTCTGTTTGTTGCCATCCGCAAGTATGGATATCTCTAGCATTGAGGATGTCATTGACAAGCCAGAGAGCATTTCTGATACTAATTGGTCGTTTAAGAGAATAGTGTTCTCTTTGCCGACAAAAGATACTATGTTTGCGTCGTCTTCAATGGTAACCGTAAAGGCAGAGCCATCGTCGCTTCTAATGCGCCAAGTGTAGTCTCCCTGCTTTGTTACAACAAAACCAGCCCCAAGTTTGGTTTGGAATGAGGCAGGGGTCTCTAGAACACTAATAGTGATTGGTGAGCCAGCATCCACGGATATTGAGAAGTTTCCATCTTGTGGCTGACTGGTTAAGTAAACATCCCAAATGTCTGGCTTTAATTGACTAACAGCGGCAGTACAGGCTGCCTCCGTTGTCCAGTTACCAACCTCTTCGCTAACGATTATCTGCCTTAGAGTCACCCAGAAGACCGCCTTAGTGGATGCAGAGCCAAGCGTAACGGTGCTTACAACCACATTGCAGGTGGGAACTAAGCCTTCCCCGAACCCAGTGATTGGCTCTCTTACTCCGTTTTCAACAAATATGATTTTATACCCATCGTCGTTTGACCGAGTAACGCGTACTCCGCCAGACTGAACTATTGGAAGAATAGAGTTTAGTTTAACTTCTACATCCGACGCTTCGGCATTCCATTCAATAAGGTCTGTACTATAGTCTTCATTATTTAGATACCACTGCCCGCCACTTGGTCTCCACCCAATGTTGCCAACTTCAAACATTATGTCGTAATTCCCAAAGGGAATTTCTTCCATAAATGATGTGCTTAGTGCTGGTCTTTGAATCCATCTAAGGAGTACTGGAACAGCATCACCTTGTCTGAACTCTGGTCTTCCAGCAAAAACAAACGAATTCCAATTAGCAGCAAGCCTGTTGCTATAAGAGTCTATCCAAAATGTAAGCGGTGGTGCCATTTTTTATTTAAAGTGTCAATTTTTACGGAGCGATGTCTGTTACTAAAACTTGTGCAACGTCAGCCCCAGTACTACCAGTCGTTCCAGACTGAGATGCTATTCCAAACACTGGAAGCACACCGTAAGTGTCCCAATCTGCGTCATCTCCGTTTTCAAAAATCAATTCATCTAAATGCTTAAAGTATAACTTGATTGAAGTTCCGTTACAAATCATGTAAACATTGTATCCGTAAGAAGTTATATTGGCAACTTGTGGTGCTGAAAAATCATATTGTTGAGGGCTTCCCGTGTCGTCTGGGTAATAAAAAGAAACTGATTTAACACCAGCGGTTCTGCTTACTTTGAATCCAAGTTTTGGGTTTCCTGCAGCAGTTACGCCTCCAGAAGTAGCAAAGAACCCAACCACACAAGCATCTCCGTTGTTGTCAGTACCATCAAATATCATTCTTATCTTCTTATATACAGTATGTGCTCCAAATATGTCGTAAGTTTCCATCATTTCTCCAATATTGAAGTGACAATAACCGATTCCTCCGTTTGAGAAAGAAACAGCCGAATATCCACCACCACTTCTTGTACCAGCATTTGAGCCTCCACTTCCGCCAGTTGTCCAATTTTCGTATGCCGTTATGTCATAAGTATAACTCGAACCACC